CCGCCAATATATGGATACATAGCGATAATCTTATTATACAATCCATTACTAACAAGTGATGTGAATAATGTTCTTGTAGCCGCAGATTGTGTAGCATCAACACTACCACCAGCAACAACAACAGCAGATAAATAATCATTTGCTTCAGTTGTTCCACTTGGTAATGGTGGTGTAGAACTTGGTGTTGGAGTATTTGTGTTTGTTGGTGTAATAGTTGGAGTAACCGTTGGGGTCTGTGTTGATGTGGTTGTTGGAGTAACTGTTGGTGTAGTTGTGTTTGTTGGAGTAACTGTTGGAGTAGGAGTACTAGTTTGAGTAGCAGTTACACTTGGCGTTGGAGTACTTGTATTTGTTGGAGTAGGGGTAATAGTTTCTGTTGGTGTCGGACTAGGTGTTATATTACCATCTATACATTCCTGTTCCTGTTCTGAAACATAAATGATACTATAAGCATCCTCATTAGGACTGATATACGGCTCAAATAGACACTCATCAGTTTGACTATCACCAACAATAACGACAGCTCTACCAGATTCAAGTTTATTATATGCCAAAGATGGATTAGTATTAGCTGAACTAGTTTGTTCGTATATTGAATAATAATATTGTCCTATGTATTGAAAAGAAACAGAAGGTGTTGCTGCTGTCAAATTAACAGTAGGGGATTCGATGAACCTAAACTTATCGTATCTTGTGTTTGATGAAATTGATTGTGGAATAAAAGATACTCGTTCCTTGCTCGTTATATGTTGAAATGAGAACAAATAATATGGATTAGGCAGCGTCTTATTCATAGACACAGTCACTACCAAGTTATTTGTTTCGTTTTTTCTAATTATCAGCATCTTTGCTTATGATATAATGAGCATCAAGTTTATCATCCATTAAAATGAATAAAATATCCATAGATTAGTAAGTATTTCTTCCTAATGATGTTTGATATGTGTTTATAATTGTTGATAATGTAGTCATTTCACCATCACTTAAAGATGTTCCAAAAGTTGTAAATGCTCTTCTTCTTGTTGATGTAGCAAAAGCACCTCCAATACTATAACCAGGGCTCATTAAAGTTCTTGTAGTCCAAGTTCCATTTGTTGCTGTAGTTTGTGTTGAACCAACTTGTGAACCATTTTTATAAGCTTTCATAGTAGTGCTATTAGTTCTTGATTGACCAAATAAACCAATAGTTCCATTCATTTGTGCTTGAGTAACTGTTAAATAAGCACTATTTGTAGCACCATTAAAATAACTTAATCCAGCATCAAGAGTATAATCGGCACCCTGTAACCAAGCAGATTGAGAATTAGTTCCATAGGCAGTATCCAAATTACCAAACTCTACTAAATAAACTGCTCCACCAGCAAAAGGAATGGCATTAGTTGTATTCGTATAAAAAGTAAAATGGAAGTCATTTATACTTCCTCCTGTTGGTGGGCCAATCCACGATGTATTAGCTTGAGAAGAAAAAGCAGTATTCGCAACAGTTCCTGATATACTATGTGTAAATGAACCTGTAAATGTTAAATCATTAGTGCCAGGATTTATAGCATTTATTTTATTAGAATTAGCAACAGCACCAAGATATGGATACATTAAACTCATTTTACTATACAATCCATTACTAACAAGTGATGTGAATAATGTTATAGTAGCTGCGGATTGTGTTGAATTAACTGAACCACCAGCAGCAACAACAGCATTTAAGTATGTTATTGCTTGAGTTGTTCCACTTGCCGGTGAAGGTGTAGAACTTGGTGTTGGAGTATTCGTTGGAGTAACAGTAGGCGTAGGGGTTGCTGTTTGAGTAGGAGTAATAGTTGGTGTCGGAGTAGGACTTGGAGTAACCGGTATTGCTGTTCCTTGTGGAACCACACCTGCTTGTTGTCCGTCATTCTCCATATTTCTTGGGACTAAATCAATTCTTCTATATTTAGATTTTTTGTAGTCCCAAGAATCAAATGGATTAGCATTTAATGGCACCTTTTCTCCTAAGAATTGAGTAGGAGCATAAAAAGTTTCTTGCTTTCCTAAAACACCCCAAGTTCTACTATCAACTTTTTTCTTAAAGTTCTTCATTAATTTTATTTGGCTTAAAAAAAGGGGGATTTTAACCCCCCTTTATTATTTGTTATTAGCAAGCACAGCTCGCTAAAGATAATCCTACTAAGGTCGATGATAATGAACCTGCTAATTGTTTAGCTGGTACTTTCTCGAATCCTTCTAAGACAATAGTATAACCACTTCTGTCAGCGAATACAGTTCCTGTTTCTGCCGTTCCAGATAATAATGCCATACCGAATTGTTCTCCCAAGTAAAGAATTGTTCCGTCATTTGTCTCAACAAATACTTTCATATCAGTATTTTGAGCAAGTAATTTAATTTGGTTTCTAGTTGATTGTTGTAATTTCAAGAACACTAAGTTAAGTGTTTGTTGATATACAACTGTTCCATTCTCCAAACTTGCCGCAATAGTTTCAACAAAATTAGAAGTATTCTTTTCAACTTGGAATGAATATACAGTTCCACCAGTAGCACCTACTGTTAAGATTTCTTGATTAGCATCTTCAGTTGTTCCTGTAACGCATCCCGCTACAATATACACACTTTTAATACCACCAACAGAATCTCTACAGCCTTTACATACTGAACTGTTTACATAACACGATGAAAAACTCATAATTTTTGTTTTTTTTTTTAATTAGTTTATTACGATAAGCCGTTAGTGATTACAAAGTTAGGCCATGCAATTTGCACACCTAAAGAGAAGTTAGAACGTAATCTTACTTCGTCAAAATCAACTGAATAAAACATCTTTAATGTTTCTGAGTCGCTCATAAGATTAACCCCTAAAACCATATAACCAGCAGGAGCTAACATTAATAAGTTAGAACCATTAAGACCTCCAACTGGATGAACCAAGATGTTAGTTGCTGGATGGAATGTCTTGAAGTCCTCGTAAGAAGATTCAGGATTGTAGTGATAGTAATTAGCTGTTCTGTAGTTAATTAAGTATTTTCTGTAGTTTGAGTGAGACATAAATACAACTAAGTCAGTTCTATTTACGATGTCATCAGGAATAGCCTCTACTAAATTATCAACTTGTGCTAATGCAGTTGTTGAAGCTAAAGCAGTTTGACCTGTTACAACAATACCACCTGTTACAGTTGTATTACCTGTTCCTAATTGAGCTACTAACTCCTTAAATCCTGAGAAACAAGTAGTAGCAGATGATGCTTGCCACTGTAAGTTTTCACAATATTGTGAGATTTGTTGAGTTTTTAAGATTGAGATTTGCTCCTCAAAAGGAACTGTCTCATTATAAGAACCTGGTTGTAATAATTGTCCAACCCAATAATCATTTAAGTCACGTGGACATAAACTCTCATTCACCTTGTATTGACAAGTTGTAATGTCTCTTTGTGTATAGATAGTCGTACCTGACGAATCCCATCCACAAGTTCCTTCTTGAACGTATAAGTTCGAGTTCAATAAGTTGATTGCTTGTGAACCAACCACACCTGCTTGAACCTTGATAATCTTAGAAGTTTCGCCTTCCAAGATTGCTCTCCTAATTAATTCACCACCCACTTCATCTGTATAAGTTGCTAAACCAGATAAGTTAAATGAAAAATCATATTTTTTGTTTGCCATAATAATTTTTATTATTTTTTTATTTTTATTGTTTATTTTTTGTATGAGTTTCGTCTCACACTAACCAATTGCGATATGTAATCGTTTTTTGATTCGTTTAATGCTGACAACATATTCTTTGCCATTTGTACTGGTTCACCTGCTGGTTCTTTTGAGAACTTAGAAACTTTCGCTTTCATATCCTCATAACCAGTAGTTAAATCTTCCATACATTTAGTTAAGAATGCCATTTTTTCCATCATATCTTTCTTGAATGTTTCGTCAGTAATGTCATTACCTACTGATAAATCAGGGGTCATTCCCATTTCTTCCATTTCTGGTTCTTTCATTTCTACATTCATTCTTTCAACGATTTTACCATCTTTGGTAATTATTCTAATCATCACCTCATTACCTTCGGTGTCTTTTAATGATAATTCGTGTTCACCATCTGGTGCTTTTACTTCATTACCATCTGCGTCTACTACCATAACATCCTCACCAACATCAAATGTAGGGGATTTTACAATAGTACCGTCTTTAAGCGTTGCTTCTACGAAGCTTTCTTTTTTTTCCATATCGTATTTGATTTCTTTGACCTTTCCGTCTTCGATTTTTATCTTGGTAGTATCTTCTAATTCATACTCACCATCTATTGCCGGCAACTGTCCGTTTTCCGTCATCATATAAATAGGCTCACCGATTGCCAATTCAGATTCAGATACTAGTTCAGCACCAGTTTCAGCGATTTTATAAGAATTAAACTTATACAATCCAAGTATTTTATTTATTTTTTTAATAGCGTCTTGGTAGTTCATTCTACTTCTTTTAATATTTGTTTTATTTCTTCAAGTAAGTCATTATTGATTGAACTAAACTTAGCTCTTTCTAAAAAATAACCTTGTACTGAAAATCCTTTTAATTTACCATCTTTAACTTTAGACCAAGTAGCATCATCATTAACTTTGATACTAATCATCCAAGTTCCCTTAGGATAATCCATTCCAAATACTTGTTGTTTGTCTTTTTGTGAATCTTCTATAATCCAACTCTCAACCACATCAACATTATTTAAGAACTTTCTACTATGTTCAATATTAGTTTTATTTAGTAATTTTTCCATCATAAACTTTTGTTGAAGTTTTTTAATGGTTTCTGAGGTGAAATAAACATAATAAATATCACCAGTAATTTCATTTCTACGGATAATCATCTTATCAGGAATCATAGCTGGTCCAACTACTATTCTTTGTTCGGCATTAAATACAGAAAAAGTCATTTCATCTTCTATTTTGATTGGTGTATTATCGTAATTACATTTATTACAAATGTAAGGATTATTACCACCTTGTTCATAGTCCCATTTCCACCCACACTTATCACATACTATAACACCTTTAATGTCTGCCATTTTTTCATACTTGTTGATAGTACTTTCTACCCAAGATAAAGCCTCAACTCCACCCCAAGCATCCATAGCTAATTTACCGCAAGAACCTTCATACGATTTACTTGATTCTAAATCTACTTTGTGTCTTGTGATATAGGCTTTCATTCGTTTTACTGTCTCGATTGAGATTGGTTTTCCTTGAGCTAATTGTTGAGCTCTTACTTTACCAACTTGTGTCATACAATCATTTGGATTACCGGTTCTTTCAATATAATCTAATGCTGATTGAGCATTCTTACGGATAAGTTCAGGATAATCTGTATAAGAAGCATATTCACCAATTACATATTCACCATCTTCACTCATCTCTTCTTTAATTGGAACACAATTAGGAACTTCTCTACCATTATCACCAATCTTAGTTCCAATAGGTTCATATCCTTCCCAACAAGCATCTTCTAAACCTGCCATCTCGACTGGATGTTTCTCACACGGCATATAAAGAGTTTTATCACCATAAGTATGAGGGTGTGAACCCTTACATCCAATTGCTAGTGCCATCGTTTCTGCGTCTTCTTTACTCTCAAATAAAGGTAATGAAGCAAGTACAGGTTTTAATTCAACATCTTCTGTTACTTGGTCTACATAAGGAGATAAACCACTAACATCGGGGTTAGTAGCAGAAAATCCTGTTCTAGGAGCATAACCTGCTTCTTGTGCTGATGTTGTTAAAGTATTAGGGCCTGGTACATCGTTTTCATCAATAACACCTTTTCTAACAGAACCTTTATTGATAATGGTTGTATCCAATTTATAAACTAATTGTACGAACCTATGACGACAATTATAAGAACCTCTCCACTCGAATATAGAATAACCATCTGGTCCAACAGGATTAACATTTCTTGTAGACATCTCTTGAATATCTTCAATTCTAAATACACGATTGGCTCTCATCATTTCAGCACAGAATGTTCTATTCTTTTTGTCCTGAGGCCCAACATATTTGTATCTATATTTTACTTCATTTGTGTCTTGTGCTGATGGAGCATTTGGGTCGGCTAATATTGCGAACTCTTCTTTACCAAGTTCTTTAACTTGAGATATTGTAAAACCCTCTTTTTCTAATAGTCCTTGAGGTTCTCCGTAAGCGTGAAACATTTGTATTACCTGTGGAATCTCTTCATCGGATAATACATAATGAGTTGGTTTTTCATCATTAGAAAAATACTCAAATGATGCTTCGTGAGCTGGCATTTCAACTAACGCAATTCCGTCAAGTCCTGCTTCGTTGTCTCCGTCTTCAATAATTAATTCAATTATTCTTGGGTTCATTATCAATAAATATCAATTTTTATTAAAAAGTAAAAATTAAATGGTAGAACGCATTTTAATAGTTCTATCCATCATCTGTTGGTTAGTCATATCAGATGAAACGACATAGGTTTTAATTGGTTGTTGTTGTGCGAATATAGCATCAGTTAATGATGTCATCGCTGATGATTGAGCGAACTCACTAGAACTAACTCCACCTGAGGCGAATTGTCTACCACCACCAATTTGATTTATCGTTGATAATAAAGGCATAAACATTTTTGTAGATGCTGCGTTTATTACAGATTCACCATTAGATAATAATGCTGGTATGGAATCACTTGTTGATGTTCCACCACCACTTACATAACCACCCATAGCTAATCCTCTTGGCTTACTAACTGATGGACCAGAAGGTACTGATGTAGCTGCTGTTGATTCAGGAACTTTAACTGAAACAATATCACTTACTGCCTTAAAACCAACTAACCCTGTTGCGATTGCTTGAGCGATGGCATAACCTGGTATTGGAACACCAGAGAACGCTTTTAATTGACCGGCAATAGCAGAGTAGGTATTGATTAAAGACGCTGCCACAGCTAATGCTTTACCCGTCTTTGTATTCTTACCGATAATATCAGCAACAGCATTTATCGCATTAGCACTAGCATTTAGAAATGCCAGTTCTGCTTCTGTCTTTGCCTTTTGTATTTGTACCTGAGCATCAGCATTTGCTTTAACATCGGCAGTTTGTTTTTCTTGTAATACTTTTTTCTGTTCGTC